TGTCAGACAGCACCTCGACGACCTCGCCGATCTCCGGGTTTCCCTCGGATAGCCCCGACACGGCCAAAGATGACCTGACCGCAGATCTCGACCTCGGCTTTGACGGCGCCGAGGATATCCTACGCTCCTGGCGCAAAGGCATGCGGCCCGATCCGGACCTGACGGTGTCGGAATGGGCGGATCAACACCGCTGGCTGTCGTCGCGCGGAGCGGCCGAACCGGGGCGCTATCGCACGGCCCGCGCGCCTTACCTGCGCGAGATCATGGACGCCCTGTCGCCGCGGCATCCGGCGCAGCGGATCACCTTCATGAAAGCGGCGCAGGTCGGCGCGACCGAGGCTGGCAATAACTGGATCGGTTTTGTCATCCACCACGCGCCCGGCCCGATGCTGGCGGTGCTGCCATCGCTGGACCTGGCGAAGCGCACGTCACGCGGGCGGCTGGACCCTCTGATTGCGGACTCCCCTGCGCTGCGCGAGCGGGTCAATCCGGCCCGGTCGCGCGATGCTGGCAATTCGATGCTTTCGAAGGAGTTTCCCGGCGGCATCCTCGTGCTGACCGGTGCCAATTCGGCGGCTGGCCTGCGGTCGATGCCCGCGCGTTACATCTTTCTGGACGAGGTTGATGCTTATCCGCCCTCGGCCGACGAGGAGGGCGACCCGGTCTCACTGGCCGAGGCGCGGACCACCACTTTCTCGCACCGGCGAAAGGTGTTCATGGTCTCGACCCCGACGATCCGAGGGTTGTCACGCATTGAACGAGAGTTTGATGCCAGCGACCAGCGGCGGTACTTTGTGCCCTGCCCCCACTGTGGCCATATGCAAGGGCTGCAATTCGAACGCCTGCGCTGGGACAAGGGGCGGCCCGACACGGCGGCCTATCATTGTGAGGGCTGCGAGAAGCCCATCGCGGAGCATCACAAGACGCAGATGCTGGCGCAGGGCGAATGGCGGGCGACCGCCGTTTCCGCCGATCCCCACTCCATCGGCTTCCACATCTCGGCGCTCTATTCGCCGCTGGGCTGGAAAAGCTGGCAGCAGATCGCCCGCGAATGGCTGGCGGCCCAAGGCTCGGAGGCAATGCTGCGCGTCGCGCGCAACACCCTGCTGGGCGAGACATGGGTGGAGTCGGGCGAAGCCCCTGAGTGGCAGCGGCTGGCCGAACGTCGCGAAAGCTACGCTGGCGTGCAGATCCCCGTCGGCGGTCTGTTCCTGACCGCTGGCGTCGATGTGCAAAAGGACCGGATCGAGGTCGATGTATGGGCCTGGGGCCGGGGCTTGGAAAGCTGGCTGGTCGATCACATCGTCATCGCCGGTGGCCCGGACGATCCCGCGTGCTGGGACAAGCTGACCGCGCTGCTCGGTCGGACATGGGCCTGCGCCAACGGTGCGGTGATGGTGATCGGCAAGCTGGCCATCGACACCGGCTATGAAGCCCCGGCGGTTTACGCATGGGCGCGGAAACATGGGTTCGACCAGGTCGCCCCGATCAAGGGTCTGGAAGGGTTCAACCGCGCCACGCCGGTGTCGGGGCCGACCTTTGTCGACGCCACCATTGGCGGCAAACGTCTTCGTCGGGGTGCACGGCTCTGGTCTGTGGCCACGGCGACCTTCAAGACTGAAACCTATCGCTTCCTGCGGCTGGAGCGTCCCTCGGACGAAGACCGGGCGCTGGGCGCCCTCGACGCCCCGGGCACCGTGCATCTGCCCGACTGGATCGACACTGAATGGCTGAAGCAGCTGGTGGCGGAACAGCTGGTCACCGTGCGCAACAAGCGCGGCTATGCCCACCAGGAATGGCAGAAAATGCGCGAGCGCAACGAGGCGCTGGACACCCGCGTCTATGCGCGGGCGGCGGCGTGGATCATGGGCGCGGATCGCTGGGATGAGGCGACCTGGCGACGGCTCGAGGCGCAGGCCGGGGTGGAAACCCGACCGGCGCCCCCGCCTGCCATCGCGACTGAACCCGTGTCGCCCACCCCGGCGAAAGCCGGAACACCGACAACGCCACGGCGGAAACGCCGGGCTTACACACCAAACTTCATGAGGGATTGAGATGGATCTGGAACGGATGCGCGCCTTGCTGGCCGCACTGCAGGAGGCCCGTTACGCGGGCGTCCGCTCGATCAGCTATGACGGCAAATCGATCAACTATGGCTCGGACGCGGAACTGGCGAACGCCATCAGCGATCTGGAAACCCGGATTGCGACGGCCACGACCGGCACCCCGCGTCGTCGGCGCTGGGGCACCGTGGCGTCAAAAGGTCTGTAATCCATGGCGTTCGAGGCTTTCCGCCAGCGGTTAGGGTCGATCATCGGCGGGTTCGATGCGGCCCAAGCCCATCGTCGCTTGCGTGGGTTCCGCGCCAGCCGCGCCCATGTGAACACGCTGATCGCAGCCTCGGGCGACACGATCACCGCCCGCGCGCGCTGGCTGGTCAGGAACAATGGATATGCCGCAAACGCGGTGGAAAGCTTCGCCAGCAATGTCGTTGGCGACGGCATAAAGCCCTCTTCGATCCTCGCGGATGCCACCAAAAAGGAAAAGCTGCAGGCGCTGTGGCTCGCCTGGACCGATGATGCCGATGCCGAGGGGCTGACCGACTTCTATGGGCTGCAGCGCCGGGCCGCGCGCGAGGTGTTTCTTTCTGGCGAGGTGTTCATCCGCATCCGGCCGCGCCGGGCCGAGGACGGTTTGACCGTGCCGCTGCAATTGCAGATGTTGCCTGCGGAAATGCTCCCCCTCGACATGAACCGCACCTTGCCCGGTGCCGGGCTGGTCCGTCAGGGCATCGAGTTTGACGGCATCGGTCGCCGTGTCGCCTATCACTTCCTGCGCCGTCACCCGGGTGATTTGACCGATCCTGGCCTCTCGGGCGAAACCGTCCGCGTCCCGGCTGGTGATGTGATCCATGTCCTCGACCCGGTCGAGGCAGGCCAGCTGCGCGGCGTCTCGCGGTTTGCGGCCGCCATCGTCAAGCTGTTCACGCTGGACCTTTATGACGACGCGGAACTGGAGCGAAAAAAGATAGCGGCGATGTTCGCGATGTTCATCACCTCGCCCGCCCCTGAAACCCCGCTGGAACCGACCGAAGAGGATCTGGAGGTCGAACCCGGCCAAGTCGTCCGCCTCGATCCGGGCGAAGATGTCTCAACACCCGCAACGCCAGACTCGGGTGGCACCTATGAGCCGTTCCAGTACCGCACCCTGCTGCAGATCGCCGCCGCGCTGGGCGTGCCCTACGGATATCTCACCGGCGACACGGCGAAGGGCAACTTCTCAAACACGCGGATCAGCCTGATCGAGTTCCGCCGCCGCATCTCGGCCTGGCAGCATGGCGTGCTGGTCTATCAGCTTTGCCGCGCAGTCTGGGTGCGCTGGATGGACACCGCCGTGCTGTCCGGTGCCCTCGACCTGCCCGGCTATGACAGCCAGCGCCGCCAATATCAGGCCTGCGCCTGGCTTCCGACCAAATGGGACTGGATCGACCCGATGAAGGACGCCTCGGCCGAGATCCTGCAGATTGAAGCGGGCCTGAAATCCCGCACCCAAGCGCTGGCGGAGCGGGGATATGACGCCGAACAAGTCGACCGGGAAATCGCGGCAGAGCGAAAACGCGAAGCGGCGCTGGGCCTCGACTTCCGGCGGCCGGGATCCCCAGCGCAGGGGCCGGGCGCGGTTACCAGCAATGATGATGCCAGCGACGGGGAAGACCAGCGCGACAGCACTGCCGAAGACGGTGCGGGCGACGAGCTTAAGAAAACCGCCATGAAGGAGGGCAAATGATGCACCACGTCCAGATCGCCCAGCGCGCTTTCAACACACCGCTGATGGTCGACCCGGCCAAGGCTCTGGCCTTCCTGTCTGGGCTGGGGCCGCGCATCACCGGGCAGGAAATCACCTTCCAAGGGCTGGAGGTCGACGTATCCGATCAAGCAACGGCCACACTGCCAGCCCGCGCCGCGCTGTTCGGGAACGATCTTGCCCAGCACCACCAGCGGAACGGCAACCAACCTTATGCGGTGGTGGATGGCATCGCCGTCATCGAAATCGCCGGAACGTTGGTCCATCGCGGCGCATGGATCGGGCAATCCTCGGGCCTGACCTCCTACGAGGGGATCGCCGCCCAGCTTCAGGCCGCACTGGCCGATCCCGGCGTGCGTGGCATCGCCTTGGACATCGACAGTTTCGGTGGCGAGGTTGCGGGCGCCTTCGACCTGGCGGATCGTATCCGGGCGGCCCGGGTGCAAAAGCCGGTCCACGCCTTTGTTGCGGAACACGCCCTGTCCGCTGGCTATGTCCTCGCCAGCCAGGCCGACCGCATCATCCTTCCGCGCACCGGTGCGGTGGGAAGCATCGGAGTCGTGGCACTGCACACCGACATGAGCGGTGCCCTCGACCAAAAGGGGATCGCGGTCACACTGATCCACGCAGGATCGCACAAGATCGACGCCAATCCTTATCAGCCGCTGCCCGAAGCCGTGCACGACCAGATGCAGCGCGAGTTGGAGGTGGTCCGCTTCCTCTTCGCGGAAACTGTGGCCGCCGGTCGTGGCGAACGTCTGACGCAGACAGCGGCGCTGGCCACCGAAGCCGCCGTCTTTCGCGGGGCCGATGCCGTTGCCGCTGGTCTGGCCGATCATCTCGCCGATCCCGTCACCGCATTCCACGCTTTCGCCGCCGCACCTCACGGCACAACTTCCCCCAGCAGAAAGGGTCCGCAGATGACCACCACGCCCAACGACACCCCGAACCCAGCCCCGGCTGCCGCACCTCCTGCCGTAATGCCAGCGGTCGCGGCAGCGCCAGAGCCGCCCGCTGCGGCGGCTAATGCTTCGCCCACTTCCATGACCGCAGACGCCATTCGCGCCGAAGCGGCCGAGGTGGCGCAGGTTTGCGCGCAGGCTGCCCGGCTCGGCGTGAACATCGACGCCGCCGACGCTGTCACGCGCGGGTTGAAACCCGAGGCTCTGCGCGCCCGGGTTCTCTCCGATCTTGCCGCGCGCAGCGATGCAGCTGGCATCATCGCCACTGTCCCGGCCGCAGCTGCCGCCAAAGACAGCCCGATCATCGCTGCCGCCAAGAAGGCCGCGACCGACGCCAAGCGCTGAAGCAGCGCACAATTAGACCACCTACCCCATCCCCAAACCATGGAGACTGACCAATGCCCGTCCTGACGGAACCGCCCAGCATGGGCGATGTCCTCAAATATGAGGTCAACCCGAACTATACCCGCGAGGTGATCACGCTGCTGATTGGCACCAACTATCCCTCCGGTGCCGTCC